GGTGGACGGCTCCCGCCCAACGTCGATCTGGACGAGTTGGAGTTGGAGATGGCCGCGGAGATGGCCGCGCAAGCCACCATCAACGCCGCGGTGACGCCGAAGGCAGGAGAACCCGAGGACGAGGAGTCTGACACCGAGTGAGCCTCTGGGAGAAGGTGAGTCGCCGGCTGAACGGGGCCACGCCTGAATTGCGTGAGGCGTGGCTCCGTGGCGTCAAGAGTCTCCGGGGGATTCTCCCCGATGGGGTGGTCGCCCGGCTCATCCAGCTCGGCCCCGACCCCCTGCTCGACGTGCTGACCCCCGCCAAGATCGACCAAGCCTTCTACTCGTTCCGGTTGAGCCTCCGTGGGACGCTCGAGCGCACTGCGGTGTGGACCGGGAAAGGGCTCCCGCGTGCCCTGAGCGGGGTCACCGACCTCGTGGCCCCCAGTACCTTGGCAGCCATCCGCGATCTCGACACGCGCGTGATGGCACGGCTCGCCGCGGACATCAGGGAAACCGTCCGCAACACCGTGGGCCGTGGGCTCGCCGCCGGCCGGAGCCCCTTGACAATCGCCCAACAGGTGCGCGGGTTCCTCCCGTTGGCCCCGAACCAAGCCGCCGCGGTGGCGAACTTCCGCCGGATGCTCGTGGCCGGAGACACCGAGGCGCTCACGCGCGCCCTCCGTGACCCGCGGTTCGACGCCCTGCTCGCGCGCGCGCTCGGGAAAGGGGGGTCAGGGCTCTCCGCCCTTCAGGTGGATCGGATGGTGGGGGCCTACCAGACCCGCATGATCGCGTGGAACGCTGACACCGTGACCCGTTCAGCCGCGTTGGGAGCGATCAAGCAAGGGCAATGGCTGGCGTGGAAACAGGTACTCGAGCGCGGCCTCCCCCAAGGGCAGATGCTCATGAAACGGTGGGAGAGCATGGGGGACGAGAAGGTGCGTCCTGAACATCGAGAAATGAACGGTCAAGTCGTGCCGGCCGAGATGTTGTATTCCAACGGGGAGATGATCCCCGGCGAGAGCACCTACAACTGTCGGTGCCTCTCAGACTTCTTTATGGGAGCGGACGCATGACCGCGACACCAGTGATCAATACCCCACCGGAAATCTCGCTAGTGAATCCGGTGAAGGAGCATTTCGAGGCGTTCATCTTCGGGAATGCGCTCAAGTGCGAGCAGGTCGCGCGACAGAACTCGGCTATCGGGCAGACTATCGTGATCTGTGGGGCCGGGCCGTCGTTGGCTCCCCATGCCGCGAAATGGACGGCGCGCGGGGACCAGGTGTGGGGGTGTAACTCCGCAATGCCGTGGCTCTTAGCGCACGGGCACAAGTGTACGCACGGGTTCACGATTGACCAGACCCCGCACATGGTGGACGAGTGGTTCGACGTGCCTGACGTGAACTACCTCGTCGCGTCGAGCATCCACCCGCATCTCACCGAGCTCCTGCTCGCGCGTGGCCGGTCACTCACGTTCTTCCACAACTACTGCGGTATCGACAAGCCCCCCGTCGCGATCTGTGCGACCTGCGACCACGATCATCCTGATGGGGCGTGTCTCGTCGAGAGTTGCTCCTGCCTCGTGTACGAGAAGACCACGGTGCTGTACGAGGATTGGCTCTACATGGGCCTGTACCCTGGGACGGTACGATGTGGGAGTGGGCTGAACTCGGTCACGCGCGCCATCGACTTGGCCCTGTACGTCGGCGCGGAGCGTGTGGTAGTGCTCGGGGCGGATTGCGCGATCCAGATGACGGCTCCCCGGCCATCGGGTGCATACCGGGGAAGCCTCGCGGAACGGCAGTGGTTGAAGGATCACACGGTGATGCACGCGGACGGGGGAGACGCCCTGGCGTCAGGGGCCACCGCGACCACGTTGGAAGGGGTGATCGACGGGCGGGTCTGGTTGACCAAGCCTGACATGATCATCTCCGCGGTGTGGATGGAGAAGTGGCGGCGGTCGCTCGGCCGCAAGAAACTCACCTTCATCGGGGACACCCTCCCGAATGCCCTTCAAGGGAAGGACGACGCCTTCCTGGCACGACTGCCGGCCCTCGTTACGTCGGATGGGCACGTCATGAGCTTCGAGTAACTTGACAGACTGCAACGGGTTGCCCATTATAATGGCGGAAGGCACGGACCTTGCAGAATGTTTTTTCCACATGATCCGCGAGCGGTGCTCGTTACGGGGGAAAGCGTGGCAAAACTGAAGGCAGTGTTGGACACACTGGACGGCGTACCGGACGAGCTCCGCGGGTTGTACGTCGAAGATGATGGGAAGTTTCGGCTGGATGCCGAAGGGGTCGAGGATGTGACCGGACTCAAGAATGCGTTGAGTCGCGAGAAGATCGAGGCGAAGAAGTTGAAGATGAAGTACGCCGACATCGACCCGGAGAAGTACGCCGAGTTGCTTGCACGGGAGGATGAGTTCGCGCAAGGGCATCTGACCGACAAGCAGAAGGAGCAACTCGAGAGCATGAAGACCCAACTCCAGGCGGCGCACGCGAAGGAGATGGGGAAGATGGCTGACCGGGCCAAGCTGCTCGAGACAGCGTTACGGCGCGAGCTGATCAGTGGCCGCGCAACGACCGCCATCAACGCAGCGAAGGGAAGCGTGAAGCTGCTGTTGCCGGTGATCGAACGACAGTCGGACATGCTCGAGGAAGATGGGAAGTTCGTGCCGGTGGTGTTGGACGAGCACGGGCAACCTCGCCTCAACAGCGAAGGGGAGCCGATGTCGTATGGCGAGTTGATCGCCGCGTTCAGGGAAGACACGGAAGTCGCGGGTGCATTCGAGGGCATCGGGAGCAGTGGGGGCGGAGCCCCTCGGAGTGCCGCTGGAGGCGGCGGTAAGACTGTAATCGCGGCAAGCGATAACGTCGCCTTCGTCGGCAATCTGGAGGCTATCGCCAGCGGGAAGATTCAAGTGCGCTGAAAGGGGCCGCGATGACCCTGCCCGCCTGATGGGTGGGCGCTCGTAAAAGGAGCATCGCAGAATGACAAACACTCTCACCAATGTCCTGCCCCGACTGCTGGCGCAGGGACTCCTGGCATTGAGGCAGAATGCCATCCTTCCGCGTCTCGTCAACCGAGACTACCAGAACCTCGCCGCCCAAAAGGGCAACGTCATCAACGTCCCGATCCCGTCCGCCATCACGGCGCGGGATGTCACCGCCGCGGTGACCTTCGCCGCCAACCAGGACAACAACCCCACGACCGCCGCGGTCACGCTCGACTTCTGGAAGGAAGCCAGCTTCCATCTGAGCGACAATGACATGGTGTCCGCGATGAACGGTGTCATCCCGATGCAGGCGTCCGAGGCGATCAAGTCGCTCGCCAACGCGGTGGATGCCTACATCATCGGCAAGGCCGTGGGCATCTACGGGTGGGTCGGGGCGGCCGGCACCACGCCGTTCGCGTCGGGTGTCACGGTGCTCTCTGCCGCGCGCACCCTGCTCAACAAACAACTGGCCCCGCTGTCCGACCGCTCCACGGTGTTGGACCCGGCTGCCGAGGGCGCACTGCTCATCGCATCGCCGGTCCTGCTCGCCAACGAGCGCGGTGACCAGGGAGCCGTGATCAGCGGCACCATCGGTCGCAAGCTCGGCTTCGATCACTACATGGATCAGAACATCGCCACCTTCACGCCGGGTGCGGCGTGGGTGACCGGTTACACCGTCTCCGTGTCGAACACGGTCGGTGTCTCCACGATGGTGCTGCTGAACAGCAGCGCGACCGGTGCGGTCAAGATCGGTGACGTGTTCACCATCGGTGGCGCAACCAACCAGCAGTACGTCCTCACGGCCGTCGCCACGGTGGCGTCTTCGGTCCTCACGGTCTTCTTCAAGCCCGACCTCGTGACCCATGCCGCTACGGCGGATGTCGCCACGGTGGTCGCCACGGCTCATGTCATCAACCTCGCGATGCATCGGGACGCCTTCGCGTGGGCCTCGCGCCCGCTCGCGGACATCCAGGGGCTCGGGAACCAGATGATGAGCGCCGTGGATGACATCAGCGGCATCGCGTTGCGGCTCGAGGTGAGCCGCCAGTACAAGCAGACCACGTTCAGCTACGACATCCTCGGCGGGGCGAACCTCGTCCGCCGGGAGTTGGCTGTTCGTATCATGGGCTGACCGAACGTCGGAGGGGTGGGGGCCGCGACCCCCATCCCCCCTACCTT